ACTATTTTTCCATTGCTTCTGCTTCACGTTCTGCCCATTCCCTGTACCACCTGGCATCATGCTCAAGATTACAGGCTCTGTTTAAAATATCTTTGATTATACTGGCATCTTTTTCTTTCCCCATTTTTACCCTGCTTTCTTTTAGATTTCCCAAATCCAGTATTATAAGGGTTTCAAAGTCCGTAGCAACATCATATAATTCATGTACTGGTTTCATCTGCAACACTCCTGTCTATTGCCTGCCCGCATATATAACAATATTTTAATGTTGAAAGCACAAGCCTGCTGTTACATACCGGACAAGTCCCTGTAACTGCAAATGCTTTACCATTAAAAGTTTTTACCTTTGTTGTGTTTAATAGTTTTTCTGGCTTTTGTTTTTTTACTGCTTCCTGAACATTCCCCGGCTGTGCCGGTTGCCCGGTACTGCTGGACTTCTTCAAGGGCTGCAACCGCCATGTGCAACGCTTCTTTCCTGTCTGTAAGGCTGTTTTTGTTTAAGCTGTTACTTTGTGTTGCACTTATCGCTCTTAACCATTCAATTGCCTCATTCTCTGTCATTCTGCCTCCTCTTGTATAGTTTTGTAATCCTCAAACCTGCCACAGCTCCGAAAAATAACCCTGTTATTTACCCACCGCTGTAAATGCCTTAACCTGTGCCCCCTGGGTATGCTGTCTTTGTTGTAAAGCATGATATATGGGTTATATCCCATATCACGCAAGATGTAGACACGTTCTAAATCCTGTTCAAACGTTGTGTCAAAATTGCATAATATATAAACTGCCATTTTCCTGTAATCCCAGCCTGTCAGTCCTGAAAACATTTTAAATTTTGGTATGACATCCTCTTTATCCTGGTATCTGTCCCAGGCAAAATGTACCTGTTTAATCTTCATCTGCTTTAACATTTCTGTCTTTTCTTCTGTCATAAGGCGGATATCAAGACCTTGCGAAAAACCAACCCATGCTTTGCTGTCTATAAGCTGCTGGAATAACCCTTCCCAGTCTTTGCAGGCTGTGATGTTCGGGTCAAGCAGGACAATGTTTTTCTGCCCTCTCCAAAAAGTACTAAGGTCTGCAACTTTATAAGATTTCCTTCCTTCTTTGCATCCGACATGACAAAATTCACAGTTCCTTGGACAGCCCCTTGTTAAAAATCCATAGGCAGTATTCTTAACTTCTGGTATCTTGTCATAATAAATTGAATAGTCTGGATATATTGTTTCTATTTCTGGCAGTAAAAGGCTGTCTTTTTCTGTATCATAAACTTCTTTCCCATCTTTAATGCGGATGCAGTAACCACTGCCGCCCTTTATGACTTCCCTGGCATTGACATAGTACGGATAATCTGGTGTGAAGCTGAATACTTTTGACATGTAAACCCTGTCAAGTGGATTGTTTGGGAAACCATGTAACAAAGGTCCGTACCAGACAACTTCATCACCTTTCTGTTTATGCCATGCAGAAAGTTTCATCAATGGCAAGTTTGGGAAATTATGCCCGTCAACATCAATTAAACCTATATACATAATTAATACAGGCTTCTGGCAACATCCTGTATTATTGCCACACCAGAATCTGCTTCAATGTTTACTGTTTTGAAATGTCCATTTTGTAAAATACAGTTACTGTGTCCTGGTTCTTGCTAAGCACAAGGTCTGATATATTTTCTCCTGCCCTGGTAAAGACCAGGACTTCTTTTAAGGCTTTTACAATTTCTTTCTTATTCTCCATTGCTAATCCCTCTTCTCTATTTTTTTCTATTTTTTTTCTAAATTTTTCTGCCAGATTCTGCACAGGAAACCTGTTTAAAGTGTTAAACCAACAGTAAGCCTGGCAAGTTCCACCGCTGCATTGTAAGCAGCTGCATAACGGTTGCTGCCATGTCTCTGTTTAACTTTGTTAATAAATTCATCTATGCTTCCATTGAAACATCCGCATGAAACGTAAATTTTATTATCTGCGCCCTTGTAAAATGTAGTAAACGCATCCCTGCTTCCTATAGGACCAGCTACTAATATATGGTCTGTCTGAAAGACCTCGGCATCACCATAGACCCTGGCATTGCCATAGACCCAGGCATCACCACAGACCTTGGCATTATCACAAACCTTGGCGTTATCACAGACCTCGGCATTGCCATAGACCCTGGCATTGCCATAGACCCAGGCATCACCACAGACCTTGGCATTATCACAGACCTTGGCGTTATCACAGACCCTGGCATTGCCATAGACCCTGGCATCACCACAGACCTTGGCGTTATCATAGACCTTGGCATTACCATAGACCCAGGCATCACCTTCATGCGAAAGGTTTTTTTCACATTCCACCCATCCGCCTGTATCACCAGAGTTTACTCCCTTAAAACAGACTATCGCACGTATACGGTGCAATGTGGCTGTCCTGCCAGCCAGTGCAACTGTCTTTGTTTCACCTGTAAATTCGTATTTTTTCATTCCATAACCTCCAGCCTTCCAACTCCACAATCAAATATGTCCACTTGCCTGTCCTCCCACATAAACTGTTCTTCTTTATCATGGATACTTGTTTTCGTGAGTGTATTCCATTTACTGCCTATCAGATTAGGTGTATTTTCTAGTTCCAAAAGCTTGTCCCATAAATCCCTGTGGTTATTCCTTAAATGTTTCAGTTCACAGTCACGTGCGTTTGGGCAGAACCAGCAGCCTCCCCTTTTAGCAAAACTATAAACAGGTGACAGCAGACCGTATTTTTTGCAAAGGTTATATGCCATTTGTTCTGTATATCTGTACTTCTGTAATAACGATACCTGGTTTGTACTTTTTACAACTCTGTCAAGCCTGGCTGGTTCATCAACAGCAATCCCTATATACTGGGTAAATTCTTCATCAAAATTTTTCAAAAATTTTCTTACCGGGCGTAACTTGCAGGTGTTGTTTACCTGGCATTTCCCAGCCATAGGGAAACCAGCTTTTAAACCACTCCCAAAGCGTTTCCCCCTGGCTGGCTCCCTAAGGAATATATCCATATAATCCAGGCTGTCATGGAGTATCTTTGTTTCATACCCCCAGCTTCCAAACAGCGGAATACATTTGTTTTTAATAAAATCTATATGTTCTGGCAGTTCACCGCTGGTATTTTTGTCAAACATAACCTCTGAAAAGATGATAAGGCCAAGCGGTTCGTTATGCTCATGCGCTAAGATTATGCTTGCAGTGCTGTCCTTGCCTCCACTCCAGCTTGCTATATATTTCATACTGGCATACCTCCAGGTTATTTTGCTGCTTTCATGCCATTTCCCACCTTTGTTTTATCCCCCTGGCAGTACCAGCCTGCCAGGGGTTTGTGTGCGTTTGTATATATATATTTAATCTGGCATAATTATAGGAAAAGAAAGTAAATATAATAAATACTGAGGAGCTTGAACGTTTTATGTGGCATGGCACGCACACAGGCCATGCCTTAATGCCCCTGGTACTTCTGACGGCATCAGGGACAGGACAGCCAGGCTGTCCAATGTATAATAAATACATCTATTCTGTTACTGCTACAGTCCCGCCAGACTGTACAGTTACCCATCCATGTTTTAACCTGGCTTCTGCTTCCTTCATGCTTATAAGCTCATCCGTAATTGAAGCAGCCTTTAACTTATTTGATTCCGCTTCCGCCTCTGCTTCTTTAATTTTTATTGCAGCTGCATTTTCCGCTTTAATCAGTGCGGTTTCTGCTTCAACTTTGGCTGTTTCCTGTTCCGCCTGCGCCTGCTGCTTTTTCTGCAATGCTGTGACCCTGTTGTTTATAGCTTCCTTAAGCTGGTCATCAGGATGCACGTCAATGATTGAAGCATCAAGTACATTTATGCCATATTCCCTGATAAATTTGCTGTCAAGGTAATCTGTTAATTTACTGTTAATCTCTGAACGGTTTCCCGAATAAATATCCATCATGGAATAATCAGTAGTGACCTCTGAAACTTTAGACTTTAAAACAGACTTTACGCGGTTATTTACAATACTTTCACCGTCCATGCCCCTGAATTTTTTATATGTACCTACAAGCTGCGCCTCATCAAATTTATAAGACATCTGGAAGCTTATTGCTATTGAAGCATCATCAGATGTGGACACCTTGAAACTGTCGTCCCCTTCACTGCCTTCCCTTTCATCCTTGGTAAGAAGCAGCTGTTCATTGCTTGTTGTAAAACATTTGACATGTTCAGTTGGTTTAGTTATATGGTACCCAGGGCTTAAAGTATTATCTTTTACCCCGCCATTCATGGAGTATATAACCCCTGCGTACCCTACAGGTATCCTTACCATGCAGTTAATAACAACAATTAACGCTGTAAGAAGTGCAATACCTGTAAATATTCCTCCTGCTACCTTTGCTTTACGTTTATTCATTATCATTTTCCTCCACTTTTTTAATCTCTTTTTCTTCTCTGGGTTCTTCCAGGTCTTTTACCAGCCCGACCCATTTTTTAAGCTCCCTGTCTTTTTTTGCTTCTTCTGGTTCTTTTACCAGCCTGTCCCATTTTTTAATTAACATCCTGCCTATTGGTATAAATAATCCTGATATGGCAAACCATGTTATTACCACTGCTATAAACAGCAACAACCAGAATACTGGGTTCATACATTTGCTCCTCTCAGCTTTTTTATATTGCCATTAATTTTATGTGCCCATACCCCATGCACCTCCTTCCTGTTTAAACCCATTCAATGACTGGTTTCCCTTTAAAACCTTTTACCCATACATACCAGCCATATGCAACTGCCGTGCTGTTCTTTCTGTATTTTTCAAATTCGCCGTTTTTGGCACACTGCAGCCTGGCAGATGATACATAAAGTGTCCTGAAAGGGTATTCCCTGAACAGTTCTTTCCTTGACTGGCTTTCAAGGAAAGTCAGTTTTAAAAACATAGCAATTTTAGTTCCCTCAACTGATATATCCAGTGCATGTTGTACAAATTCCTTTGCATATTTATATGGCGGGTTTGTTATGATATCCATGCTGTTTACTTCTTTAAATTCCAGGAAATTAATAATTTCTGTCCCTTTATATCCCCTGTCAGCAATATCAGATGAAAAAACTGTATAACCTGCTTTTTCTAAAACATCTGACATGTGCCCGCCTCCACATGCACATTCCCATATGTTATTCTGGAACTGTTCCTTGCTAAGAAGTAACTTAACTGCCCTGGGTTCTGTGGCATAATAATCATCTTCCTGTCTTTCTTCTTTTGTATGGTTACTTGCACCATTACAGACAAATACACTATTTGCATTCCCCGTCCAGTCCCTTGCTATCCTTTTAGTCTTTCCACTGCTATATGCACCTGCCATAAAGTTTTACTTCTCCTTTTTGTACTTTATTCCTCTGACAGATTAATGCTGCCTTCTATCCTCCTGGTGTCATCCCTGTAGTGGAGGTGTGGATTGAAATACTGGCGGCGGAGTTAATATCCCCTTCCTCTCTCTTGCCGCCAGCACCTTTAAACATGCTTCTGTATACCTTTTTTCATAACCCGCCGTAAGGATTACTGTTGTTTTTATATCTTCTTCTTTTATCTTTGCCACACAAACCAGCTCCTTTCCATTTGTTTTTCTGGTTCTTGTACTTTCCTGCTGTACAAACCATGTAATAGTTCTGTTTTTTTATTATCCTGTTTGTTTCATATGTCTTTTTGCTGAAAAACAACTACATCCCTGGAATGGTGCAGGATTCTTATTAAATTTCCTTGATTTCCTGTTTTTGCAAATATATTTATATGTTTTTTCACGTCTGTAATATTTACAATACCCACAGAATTTATTGTCCATTCATATTCCTTTCTTTGTTGTTTCTTTTGTCTAATTCCTGATTTTATATGCATTTATTTTTTTCTCTCACTGGCGGTTCATTAGTACTATCTAATCTTCTCTGAAATTCCATACCATTCATAAATGCAATAGCAAAAGCTTGTTTTTCTAAAGGAAAATTCCTAAATACTAAGAAAGCTTTTATTACCTCTTCTTCATTGATTTTGTGCTTTTTTTCTTTAATCACTTTTAACACCCCCTATACTTGTAAATTCCTAACTCCTGTTTTATACTCTATATACAGGCTGTTGCAGCAGCCAAGTACATAGAAAGGAGCAGTTATATGGCTAAAAAAACTTTTTGTCCCTTTATTAATGGTGAATGTGTTTCTGAATGTATGTTTCACACTATTTCAAGTGTCTGTTATGATGATAATGTTCTTAGAAACTGCCTTATCGCAACAGCATCAAACAGCGCACAAAGCCTTGACCGCATAGAGACTTTTTTAGAAGATGACATTAACCCTTTAAAGCATCACTAAAGCGTGAACTGTAACTTTCTTTCATTTGTACTGTACTGGAAGCTTTTATATCCTCTGATATACTGTGCAGAATATGCTGTGCTTCTGATACAGTACATTCCTCTGATATTAAAATCCCAACTATTTTGTCTGCCACTCTTATATTTTTTTCTGTAATATACATCGTTTTTTGTATACCGCCTTTCTCTCTCTTTATTTACATTTTTTGTATGCTGGCATATAATCTATGTACAGGCTGTTCCAGCAGCCAAGTACATAGAAAGGTGGTGATACATTATGGCTGACGAAGTACCAGTCTGCCCAAAATGTGGTAATCTTATGAAGCCAGCATTATTAGATGATTCGCTTAAACTTGATGGCAGTTTTAATCTTAGTGGTTTCTACTGTCCAGTATGTGTTAAATCTAATAATGCTGATGATACCAAAGCTGTAAAAGAAACAGATAACTAATCTGCCAGCTTGTCCAGATGTTTGTTTAAACACTTGCACATACCAACAACAAGCTTATACTGCTTTAAATTTGCAAGGGCACATATATCACAATACATGGACATATAAGGCAAAGTTTCTGGTTGGATTGAAACTTTACGGAGTTTTAATCCAGTTTCTTTCAGTATTGATTTTGCAAGTTTTTTTTCTTTCTTCACTTAATTTATCCTCCTTTTTTATTCGTTCTCCCACTGGTTACTGTCCAGCCGTTCCTGTGTGTCCATGCTGCTTTGTTCCCAGGCTGGTTATTAATGAGATAGTTTTTTGGGTTTCCATGCCTTGTATGAATGCAATTACTATAGCTTTTTTATTTTCTGGACATTTCCTGTAAGCTTCCAGCACTTCTGCTATTTCCTGCTCTTGAATATCATTTGTTTTCATAGATAACACCCCTTTCTTTGTGATTATACGACTATTATAAGTCGCAAAATATTATTTGTCAAGCATTATTTTGTTGATAAAGTAACATTTTTGATTGACACATGGTCTTTGTAAGTGTATAATCCATATTAAAAATAAAGGAAAGGAGTACAATATTGAAAAACCGTATTAAAGAGATACGAAAAGACTTAGATTTAACCCAGCAAGAATTTGCAGAAAGGTTAGGTATAAAAAGAAATACTGTAGCCACCTATGAAACTGGTAGAAATACACCAATAGATGCTGTTATATCGTTAATCTGCCGTGAGTTCAAAGTCAACGAAGAGTGGTTAAGGTATGGCACAGGCGATAAAAAGCAGCCGGAGCCAAAAAGCGAAATGGATATACTGGCTACAGCTTATAATATGAGCCATGACGAACGTATTTTTTTAGAGATGTACCTAAAACAAAGCCGTCCAGAGCGTGAAGCTGTATTTAATTTCTTGCGCAATGCTTTTGCTGCCATTGAAAATGATGCTTATGATGGTGAAACCACACCATCAACAGAAACAGAATATAATAAGAAAAATTTAGAAGAACTTTCAGACGAAGAACAGATAGAACTGTACCGCCAGGAACTGAAACACGAAAGAGAAGTAAAGGAAAAATCCGAAGCTTTACGAAAAAGCGGCTAGAATTATCACGTAAAAGATGGAATAAATAAAGAATGATAGAAACATATTAGAACTGTGAAACAGGAATAAATAAAAAATCAACAAGGGCAAAGGATACAAAATGGCAACAATAGAAAAACTTTTCCAGTCTGTTATATGTGGTACACAAGACAAAAACATAAAATTTAAAGACTTGCAAAAATTACTTAATGTACTTGGTTTTGAATACCGGGTAAGAGGAGACCATTTTATATATTACTACAAGGGATTACCTGAAAACTTAAATATCCAGCCAGTCAAAAACATGGCTAAACCATACCAGGTAAAACAAATAAGGGAATACTTATTAAAATATCATTTTGGATTATAGGAGGCATATAAAATGTATAAATATGAACGTATTATTTACTGGTCTGATAATGACAATTCTTTTATTGTAGAAATACCAGAACTTCCTGGATGTATGGCAGATGGTGCAACTGTTGAGGAAGCAGTTGCAAATGCTGAAACCATTATCAAGGAATGGATTGAAACTACAAAAGAAAGAGGGCTTGAAGTACCAGAACCCAAAGGGCGGCTTATGTATGCCTGAAAAATGCCAGATGGAGTGGGAAGCAAAGGAAAAATCAAAAGTTTTACAAAAAAGCGGCATGGGGACATAGCATTAAAAACAGACTGGAATAAATTATATGAAGGCGGGTGGTTTATCATAAAAAAATTAAGAGTATACCTGGACACTTCTGTAATCAGTCATTTACAACAGGAAGATGTACCAGAAAAAATGCGTGAAACGCTGGAATTATGGGAACAATTTAAGGAAAGAAAAGATGTAGAAGTAATTATCTCAACTCTGGTATTCACTGAATTGTACAAATGCAATGAACAAAAACTAGCTTTCCTGTTAGGTAAACTGGCACAGCTTGACTATAAGGAAGTACCAATCACTGATTCAGTGCGTGAACTCATGAACTTTTATTTAAAAAATGGTGTGTTAAGAAAAAAGAGCGCTGATGACCTGACGCATATAGCGGCGGCTACATTAAATGACTGCCGTTATATCATAAGCTGGAATTTTAAACACTTCGTAAACCCCAAAACCATTAATGCAGTAAATGCAATAAACCTTACTTTAAATCTGCCGCAAATTGGCATATTTTCACCAAATATGATGTTAGGAGGTTTTTAAAATGAATGATGGTATTACATTGACCATTGATGAAATACACGCTATCAGGAAAGCACATTCTGAAAAGACAAAGGATATGGATTTTGATGAATACAAAAAGCTGTTAGATGCGGAAGCTGCCCCTGTACGGCTTGCCCTTGAACATGCAAAAAAACAGCTTAGTAATACTTGATACAATGGATATGCCTGGTGTTACCAGCACCAGGCATATTTAATAAATGTCCCTTGTGGAAACACCACACAACACTGTAATTATACCGCAGTAATGGTTTTTCCACAAGGGCGGAAAGGATATTTATTATGAATTTTGCAATGTATGGACGTAAGTCCGTTTATTCAGACAAGTCAGATTCAGTAGCCAACCAGGAAAGGATGTGCAGGGAATATGCAGGTCTGCGTTTCCAGGTGGATTCTTTTGAAACTTATTCAGATGAGGGGCTGTCAGGTGCTGATACCAACCGCCCTGGTTTAAAAAGGCTGCTGGCGGATATAGAAGACGGTCTGGCAGATGCCCTTATTGTTTACCAGCTTGACAGGCTGTCACGCAATGTAAAAGATTTTGCTAATATTTATTCAAAGCTGGAAGAAAACAATGTAATGTTTATATCCCTTAAAGAAAGCATAAACACTGGTACACCTATCGGCAAAGCCATGATGTTTATTACAGCAACGTTTGCACAGATGGAGCGTGAAACTATTGCCACAAGGATAACAGATAACCTGGAAGGGCTTGCAAGGAACGGGTTCTGGACTGGTGGCAAAGCACCACAGGGCTACAGACTTGAACGTATTGAAGTAAATGGTAAAAAACATGTCATATTTTCAATTGACCAGGAAGCAATGGAACGTACCAGATGGATTTTTAATACATTCCTTGATAAAGGATGCTCCCTCTGTTCGTTACAGACCTTATTAAGAAACCAGGGCATACGCACAGAACGTGGATATTTTTTTTCTGCGTCACAGCTTTATTCGTTGCT